AGTTTGAGCAATCTCAAAACGCTTTCCAAACTGATAAAACAATTCAAATTCTGCATCTTGTTCAGATCCCACAGCTTCAATGTATCCTGCCATAAATTCAGCATTCTTATTCAAAGCTATATTAGTTTGATTAACTATTTCACCGATAACTTCTACAACGTTATCAGTATTCACACCCGTTGTTGTACCTGATATTATCATATACCCAAAGAATTAATATAGTTTGTTAAATCTTTGTTAATACTAAAACTGTCATAATCGGTATAATAATCTTTATACACTTCATCCATCCATTTCCAAAACTTCATGACGTCATTAACCATGCTATTCCATGCGAACACCGACTTATTGATAATAGTCATGCGTTGGGGTGCATCATACTCCCCTGTTGACGTTGTATCTGTTAATTCATTTCTCTGATAGTAGTAGTATATATAATTAGCAATAAAGCTGTAATTATAATTAGTAGTACCGATTATTTCAGTTTTCTTTAGTTTAGATAATAGAGTATCCCATTTAACATCGTGCGTTTCTTTCTCTATTTCAGTTTTAAATTCATCTGCTAAATCTTCACCCAACAAGTAATTTAAAAACTGATTTTCATACTTAGCAATAAAGTAATTCAAATTATCTTTTTTTGCTTTTGTAATCTGAACCGCAACTCCTGTACCAGTAGCCGATAATCCGGTAATAAGTAAAGGACCAGTAAAATAGGATATATCTATAATCATTTGTTAATCGTTTTCGGATTCAACATTTTGTTTTTTGCGACCTCTGGTTTCAACTCTTTCACTTTTGGTTTCATCTTCTTCTGTTTTAGATTCTTCTACTTCCGTAAATGTTACCCATCCATGTGCCGACCTTATACTGTTCTCTTGGATTATGTTCTGAACGTGAACATCTTCACCCTCTAATATATACTTTTTCATAATAATAAGTAGGGGAGATTTTCACTCCCCATTATTTACTAGATTGAAAGTAATGTTTTACAAGATGCAAAGTCACCGTACAAGAATGCAAATTTATTGTAGATAGGGAAAATTACTTCTTCCTGAACAATAGCAGCAACTTGATTCTGTAACTTATAAGAAACATCGTCAGCAAATTCAAGCATTAAACCAGTGTACTGAATTAGGTTAGCACCGTTCATAAAGTCACCAATTGCAAATTTACCAAGCGGCATAGAGTTAACCGAAACAATAGGAATAGAGCTAATATACTTAGTACCATTTACAATAGAAATAAGTCCCAATGGTCTTCCCATTGTATCCTTTAGTTTTTCGATTCTGAAAATATCAACAGGGTTCAAAGCTACTGAGCTAGGCATATACTGTCCCATTGAAAGGTAAGCAATAGCAGCGTCAATAACGTCAGCTTCGTTTGCACTCGAAATAGTCTTATAAAGAGCACCCTTAACGGTTGCACTTGCTGCAAGGCATTGAGCTTCTGTTTGAGCTGTGTAAGCAATAGGAAGTACAATCTGAGTATCAGTTAATACACTAATAGCAAATTCAGCATTGTAAGCAGCGTTCGCAAATCCAGCAAATGTAATCTTTTGACCATTTGTAAGAGTGTAAGCAAGTGGAGCAGACAATGTAACAATAGTTTTTGCGCCACCGTCATAAGTTGCAACTGCCTTAAATGAGCCAGCGGCCAATGTATGAGCTGTAGTTGCTAACTCTGTTTCGAAAACAGGAGCTACTTTAGTTACACCATTAAGGTTATTACCTGTATTGTCACCAAACAAAATCTGGAAGTTCTCAGCCTGTTTAACAGAATCAGGCAAATAAGTCATTAACCAGTTCTTAACAAAAATACGAGATTTCAGCAAACGATTAGAAATAGGAATGTAAGTACCTACTCTTTTTGTACTTTCTGTTTTTTCTCTCAATTTGAAAGACGAAACAGGCAAAGAACCATTTTCAGAAACAGCAGCAGCTTCACGGTCAATCTCATAGATTTCTTGCCATGTGAATGATGGAAATTCAGGATCACCTGGAATAGTTCTAACTACATCACGCATGTTAATCTTAGTAGACTGTGGATTGTAAGCAACGATATTGCTTTGCTGAGTCAATAGATTATCGCCAGTGTAGTTACTTTCAATGCTAACAGCTTTCATCTGCATTTCTCCGGTACGTCTTTGTCCGTTACCGTTTACAAAGCTCTTATAAGACTCTCCATCCAAAACATCATCAATAGCTTTAGATAAGCCATTTTCTTGACCATTAAAACCTTTTTCTTTCTTAGCTTCAAAATCCTTCATGAACTTTGTGGTAGCTGAAATTACATCATCCAAGCTTTTCTTTACATCGGCTAATTGTCCGTTTTCACCGCCAATAGCACCAATTTCTTTTTTAACTTCTTCGATAGCTGCATTAAATGTAGCTAGTGGAGTAGCATCTTTGAATGATTTTTCAGCAGCGGCAGCCACTAAATCAGTTAGTTTGTTTTCCAAAGATTTAGCAATTTCTAACTCTTTAGCTTTTTTTTCTTCTTCTGTCATATTACTTTTTAATTAAATTAATAATATTATCTATACTAATACCTTTTTCTTCTGTAACTTCTTCTTCAATAAGTTTGTGCGTTCTATTTATCCGTCCATAACATTTTGGGCAACGAACATAAGAAGTTATATCCTCTATTGATTTCTTGGATGATATAATAGCTTGAACTTGTTCTCTGATTGCAGGTTCTAATTTCTGAACCTCTTCATAAGCAATACCATCAGCTAACCATCTTGTATATCTTGCAACATTTTCAGTTATTTCACTTTCAAGCGTATGTTCTTCAACTCCGTTATAATCAAATATTAAACCACAACTAGGACATTGAACCATCATTGTACCGTTTAACGCTTTTTTAATTAAATCTATTCCTTTTTCCATAGTTTTCTGTCTTTCGCCTGTATATCTCTTTGTTTCCAAACCTTTTAGCAATAATTCTAAATGATCTTTTGCTTGATTAGGTGTCATACTCTTTAAATCTAGTAATGGAGTATCCATATTGCAACCCCAATTAGTAAGAGTGCTAACTTCCCATAATTTCCATTCAATAACTTTTCTAGGGTCTTGCTTATCTCTATTTAAAGCCTGAACCAAAATAGAATGCTCCAAAGTCTTATCATTCTCAGCGTATAATTGATAATCAGAAAGAATATCCAAAGATATTTGTTTCTTCATGTTCAATTGTCCAGTAGTCTGTAGGTAACCAGGTGTTTCCTCTATATTGGTAACAACTCCTAATAGCTTTGTTTGATCGTGATTCATAAACCATTTCAGTCGTGCAAAGTCATTTTTAATAGTATTCTGAAAACTACCGTTCAAAGATATATCATGTGCAGCATCTTCATTGTTAAATGCATTAGCAGCGAAAACAACAATACCTTTGTCATCTACGCCTATAACCTTGCTTTCATAGCTCTTTTTTATATTATTTTCCATTATATACCTTATTTAATTACAAATATAAATTTAATCTAATATATTAATACTCTTTAATTGTTAAATATCATTAATTGATATGATAATAAACTAAACTGATAGATTTACACTCTTTGAGCTGTTAATAATAGGCTGTATACTTACAAGCTCTTCGGGTGTCATTAATGGTATTAACTTTTCGTACAACGGATTATTTACTGCCTCCATTCCTATTTTAATTCGCCATTCATTTAGAGTTATTACGCCTCCTTTAAATTTAGCTTGACATGTAGCATTAATACTATTTTCTATTTCAGACTTTTCCTTTTTCCTTGATTGTAAACATTGCACATGATCGAATGAAACACATAACTCTTGACCAGCGTTTCTGATTCCTAAGAATGTATTTAATTTATCAAGAAACTTATTAACAGTAGGGATTACAACATTATCGTATACAGATACTTCTGCACTTTCTTGATTGCTAAATGTGCTTTGGTCTTTTCTAGGGATGAGCACAGACGGTATCCCAAAAGCTCCAGCAATTTGAACAGCATCCGCAAACGTTTCATCAAAAGGCTGTAACTCTTGTATACTCATATTCATTCTAAGAAACTCAACAGGAACGTCAGAAAGTATAACCTGACTTTTATTCCTTGAAAGTCCGTAATCATTCTGATATTGCTTTTGTAATTCTTCCTTTTCCTTTGGGGTCAATGGAACTGAACCTGCTGCATCTGTTTTTTTGCTAACAATTGCCCCTAATGCTCCCTTTTTAGCATAAATAACACCTCTAGCTTCATATACTGCCAATAGATTAGAAATCGGGCTTCTTTGAGATAATAGTCTGCTTTTACCCTCATAAAAGCTACTATCAAATGATAATTTAATATCCCGTGAATGTAGAATGCTATTTGTGCTAAAATTCTTCCATCCTA